TTAAATACCGATATATTTTGCGAATTGCGCTGCTGTTTTTTCTTTTCGTTTGTCTGTAATGTGGATATATAAATCCATAGTGATTTGAATAGACGAGTGGCCTAAACGTTCTTGTACGTCCTTAATATTTGCACCAGCTTCTAAAAGTAAACTAGCATGTGTATGTCTAAGACCATGAATAGTAATACGTTTAAGATTATTTTGTTTGATAATCACTTCTAACCATTTACGAGGCTTAGATAATTGGAGATATTCGTTTTTCTGGTTAGAAAATACCAGTTGATTTTTGCTTAACGTATTAATTCCCAATGTTAACAACCATTTTCTTTGTTCTAATCGCCATTTCTTCAAGATGTTCATAGTTTCATCATCGACTGGTATATCTCGCTTAGAATTTTTGGTTTTAGGTTGCTCTACATAAAGGCGTCTATTTTTTCCTCTGGCGAGAGTTTTATTTATCTTGATATAATTATCGTTAAAATCAATGTCTTTCCATGTGAGAGCTAAGAGCTCGCCTACGCGCATCCCTGTGAAGGCTAGTGTCCGAAAAAAAGAATACATACGAATATCTTTTTTCTTTTCTACTGATTTCAAAAAGATTTCTAGTTCTTCTTTATTAAAAAAGTTTAAAGTATTTTCTTCATGAACAGAGACCTTTCTTTTTGGAACTGTGATTTTTTTAAAAGGATTATCTTGTAGATATCCTAATTTAATAGCATAATCACATATACGCGAAGCATTATTGATGAATTCTCTATACAACACAAATCTTTTTACCTTTTCATTAGCGAACTTTTGAGCTATATCAATCGATATTTTGTTGATTTTAAGAGCACCAAATGCTGGTAATATATGATTCGCAAACTGTTCTTTTGTTTTAACGAAAGAACTTTCTTTTACTGTCTGCTCATAATTTACAATCCATAGATCGTATACTTCTTGAAAAGTTAACTCTTTAGACTTATTTAGACCATTACTTTCGTATTCCAATTGTAATTTGGTCAGCGCTAATTGAGCTTCTTTTTTTGTTTTAAAACCTCTTCGTGTAGTTCTCACTTGTTTGCCGGTCAAGGGATCTACTCCCAAATAAGTTTGAAACTTCCACGCTTTTTCACCGTTTTTCTTTTTGTATTGTTCGAATGTTGCCATTTTTTTCGTCCTTTCGCTCGGGTAAGTGTTCGGACTAAAATAGCTGGCATCACCTCCTTAGTTATACGATCTTACTTTGGTCGGTGGGGCGTGTTTTTTATTTTACAGACTTTCGAAAACTAAAGTAGCTTGGATTCTATCGCCGCCACCGAAACCTTTACTACCACCGTTTGTAGTGGAAAAAGTGTGTAATCGATAACCTTTAGAACACTGTCTATTTATAGTGTCTTCAAGTTCTGATAGGTTTTTCGACCCTTTTCCTATAAATTTTTCTTTTAATACAACTTGCAATACAACGTAACTTGGCATATTCTTTTCCTTCTTTCTACTATTTATTTAACTCTAAAACGATCTCCTGGGTGCATTAAGAAATTATTTGGGTCCATACCATTTAATTGAAATAACTGATCTAAAGAAATTCCAGCTCGATTCAGAGGAACTTGTTATTGACTTAGAATCAGTAGCGCTTTGTTTTGTTTCTTTTGTATTAGTGGATATTTCAATGCTAGAAATATCCGATGATTCTTTTGTAGTTTCTTTTTGTGAACAACCAACAATTAAGAAACTACTCAGCAAAACACCTAAAAGAGACACTTTTTTTCATTTTTTACTCCCCATTTCTTTGATTAATAAGCTGTAAATAAGCCTACTATAGGTTTAACATCCCACGTCCACAAACTTTGGACGGTGGGCGTGTTTTTTGTTAATTTAGACTAACTATCAGTTCTTGATTTTCGCTTGCGGGGAAGTCTTCTCCGAGCTTAATTTTTACTTCGCCTTGAGTATTATTTAAAACGACTCCCGTGACGCATTGTACACTTTTACCCGGCAACAGTTCAGCGTCAGATTTAGCGTCTACTTCATCCAAAAAGTTATTTTGATTAGTTACAGCTTCATAATAAGCAGCGTCATCTTCGAGTGGGCTTCCGTCTTCGTTGTACATAGGATAGAGTGCCTCATCCACGGCAAAAGTACCTACACTAGATGTTAGATCATATTCGGACGTATCATCTTGCTGGCTAAAAGTGAGCATTGAAAACATATCGCTAGGCACCATATTTGCTTCTGTCTGATTGTCTAGCGTGTACCAAATAATCAATCCGTCTTCTCCGGAAAAATTGTCTTTTCCGACCTGCGTCTTATCGATAGTGAGTTTGTAACCAGGTCCAGTCAACGTTTTGTCTTTAAATGACATTTCAATCACATCTCTTTCGGATGTTTGTTGAGCCGATGCTTGGATTTCCGTAGTGGTAGAGCTTGAAATTGTTGTAGTTGATTCCTCAGCAGTTTTATTGCCACCATTATTAGACGAGCAAGCCCCTAAAACAGCTAAACTCAAACCTAAAACCCCAACGCATAAAATAGACTTTTTCATTTCGTTTCCCTCTTTTCTGGTATAATATTTATACAGTGAACCTCATAAACGAGTAACCCTAGCCGGAGCGCCAACTCCGACTGGGGTATTTTTTTATAAAACGACTACGCCATAAATTTTAAAATCATCTGTATCACAGATTGATATATCCTCATACTTTTTATTTAAACTCACTAGCTTGTTACCTGACAGTTTTTTAACAAACGCTTCATTATTTACTTGGCATACGATTATCTGACCATCACGCACATCTGATGTGCTTTTAATAAAGATAACTTGTCCATCTTCGAAAAGCGGTAACATTGAATCACCGTTTACCTTAACTGCGAAATCATGTTCAGGTATCACGCCTTCATAACTTACTTCGTCCACAATTTCATCATCTAGCCATTCACCTGTTCCAGCGGACACATAACCTCGAATTTCAATTGTAGTTTTCGGACGTTTGTTTTGTTCTCTCAATTGATATTCCGCAAAGTTGTAGACTTTTGTTTTTCGTGGTCGATCTAATTGATTGTAGATTGATTCGATGGATGGAACACCATTTTCCTTATCTTCTTTTGGAACATCGTAACCAAGCAACCACGCCTCGCTCACATTTAAAGTTTTAGCCAGTAAATAGAGTTTGTGCTGGTCGGGTGAGGATTTACCATTGACGTATTGCGATAAATGACTTTTTGACATTTTTATTCCAGTTTCTTTTTGTAAAGGTAAAGACATATTCAAAATATCAACTTGCTGTAAATTTCTTTCAGACATTAACTGATTGAGTCGTTGCTGAGTCGTTTGCTTCATATTATGTCTCCTTTCTGATACTTATTATATACCTAGTTGAACATAAGTTCAATAAAAAAGTTAAATTAATTTGAACTTTTATGTTGACAATGTTTTATGCAGGGGTTATACTTTGGCTATAAAGTTCAAAACATTTGAACTGGAAAGGAGCAAATTAATATGAGTTTTGATTATTCTAAGTTGTCGGGAAAAATTGTTGAGAAATATGGAACGCAATACAATTTTTCAATCGCTTTAGGTTTGTCGGAAAGAAGTTTGTCATTAAAGTTGAATAACCGAGTACCATGGAAAAGCACCGAACTTCAAAAAGCCATTGAATTGCTAGACATTCCAAAAGAAGAAATTGGCGAATATTTTTTTAATTTAGAAGTTCAAAATATTTGAACTTAAGAAAGGGATTCGAAAAAATGAACACACCACAAATTTTCAATTTCGAACAAAACGAAGTTCGAACTGTTTTAGTAAATGATGAACCATATTTTGTAGGGAAAGACGTTGCAGAAATTTTAGGTTACTCAAAACCAAGAAATGCTATTTCTACACACGTAGATGAAGAAGATAAGCAGGATGCCCCAATTCAGGGCGGCCTTGGCGGAAAACAAAAAATGACGATCATCAACGAATCAGGTCTATACAGTTTAATCTTAAAATCAAAACTTCCCTCTGCCAAAAAATTTAAACGTTGGGTAACAAGTGAAGTGTTGCCAGCAATTAGAAAACATGGAGGTTATCTAACTCCAGAAAAAGTAGAAGAAGCTTTGCTTAATCCAGATACAATCATTCAATTAGCAACTCAACTAAAAGAAGAAAGAACTGGAAGATTAATCGCAGAACAAAAGATTGCCGAGTACGAACCCAAAATCTCCTATTTAGATAGCATATTATCTTCTACAGATTCAGTAACAATTAGTCAGATTGCAGCAGATTATGGGATGTCTCCACAACAGATGAATAAATTACTTCATAAACTAGGTGTTCAGAAAAAAGTCGGTAACCAATGGTTATTGTGCAAAAAACACATGAACCAAGGATACACAAAATCTCATACAACTGAGATCCCGAAAGCCGATGGTGGCACTAAAATTGTAATGAATACCAAATGGACACAGAAAGGGCGTCTATTTATCTACGAATTACTAAAAAAAGAAGGATATTACCCTCAAATGGATTTAGAGGAAATTGGTTAGAAAGGAGTTTGGAAAGAAAAATAAAATTCGATAGGAGGTTCAGGATTATGGAAGTAATCTTAACGCCTGAAAATGAGGCAGCACTTCGTAGCTACATTCATGAAATCATAACTGATGAAATTGCAAAAGCAAGAAGAGATGCCTCAGTTGATAAACGTGTATTAAAGCAAATAGAGATAGCGAAATACTTCGGAGTATCAACTGCAACTATTCGTAAGTGGGAAGATAAAGGACTTCCATTCGGGCGTATAGGCGATCAAAAATTTTACGACAAAGAAAAATGTAGAGCATGGGTTCTAGCACAATAAAATATCGGGTAAGTGTTCGGAAATAATGACAGCAAAGAAGGGAAATTTATGGACAAACTAAATACAACAATCGTATTCAGTGCACCAATCATTATTTATCTGCTGAGTGTCTGGGGAAATATCCCAGCATTAATCGGCACGATCGTTTACATGCTTTGGATTTTCATTGGGCTTGATGAAGCTGAGTACAGAGCGAAAAAGCCAGTCGGGAGGGACTGACTAAAAAAGTCTAATGTCTATAAGAAAGGTTTGACAATAAATGAAAGAATTATTTTTTTTAATAACTTTCATCATTTTTTCTATCAGTGTTTTCTACATTAACCTTTGCGTTGCTAGATTTGCTTTGAAAAGTTTTAGGAACAGCAAACGAAAATAGAGCTATAAAAGATACGAATGTAGTAGCTACGTTAAATTGCTCTTTAGAAAACGTCAATGTCATTGGAATGATAATTGATATCGATGAGAAAATCTTTGCGATAATAACTATCCATTTTTCAATTATAAACATTTTTAAATTAAGCACCATTAGACAAAATGTAGTTCCTATATAGAGGATAAATGAAGATAGAAATAAACATATTAGTCCAGTTTTAAAAAAAGAGAAGTAATCTATGTGGGCAAATTCTGTTAATATGCTTTTTTGATTTAACACAATCAAACTACTGTTGGACAAAAATGACAGTAAGGAAAGAGTTGCTCCGATTACTAAATAAAAAATAGTTGTTAACAATATTATATTATCAATTTTTCTGCTCATGTTTTCACCCCACCAGAATTATATCAAAAAGGAGAGAAGAAATAATGCAAGAATTAGTAATTTTGAAAAATAAAGAAGCTGTGACTACGAGCTTACAAGTTGCAGAAAGCTTCGATAAAAAGCACAGACATGTTTTGACGGCTATTGATGAACTAAAAGAGGGGGTTGCCGAAAATTGGGCAGACCTATTTTGGGAAGATACTTATGTTCATCCTCAAAATAAACAATCATACCGAATTATTTATATGAATAGAGACGGCTTCTCTCTATTAGCAATGGGCTTCACTGGTAAGAAAGCTTTAAGTTTTAAACTTCAATATATTGAGGCCTTCAACAAGATGGAAAAAGAATTAAAAGACCAATTGCCATCAATTCCAGCAACTAAACGAGAAATGGCATTACTTGCTCTAGCTGCAAACGAAGAAACGAATGAAAGAGTAGACGCTATCGAGTCTGATTTAAACGATTTGAAGAACAATCAACTTCTAGCTGAACCAGATTACCGAACAATTTCTAATATGGTTCGCAACAAAATTAGAGTTATTTGTAATCAGCAGCATTTAAATAGCAAAGCAAAAGCAGAATTGTTTAAAGACTTGAATGGCGGAATTAAGCGAATCACTGGAGCAGTAGCTAGAAATCGTATCAAGGCAAAACAGTTCGATGATGTTATCGATTTTATTAACAATTGGATGCCTTCTACAGCGACGATGACAATTATTAAGCAAATGGAGTTGTTAGAGGATGAATAGAGCTGAAGCGCTAAAAATAGGCGTAATAATTGCTAATCGCTGGTGGAGACACAATAAACCAAACATCCTAAGCCAACAACATATTGATAAGCAAAAAGCATGGCAACAAATAAAAAAGTGACTCAGCCGACCAAAGCAATGAGTCACAAAGAAAATACATCTAAGGAGATGTTACCACATGAAAAAAGAACTTTCCACTCTAGATCAATATTTGACTGATCCTAGTTGGGGCAAATCGAATATCAAGGAAACAAGCAATCGAAAAATCAGACGTAATCTTTTGACGGATGAAGAACTAGCATGTGATCAAGACGATTTGGGAAATTTTGTGAGTATTTGGGATCATGTCTATCTTATCCATTTATCGAGGAAGTCCAAAAAAACTGAATATATCTATGTCATCGAAGATGGCTTGATTGATGCGCTAGAAGAGTATGACAGAGATAACTTGATTGATATCTCTTATTACGGATCAGGTAAGAAATACATTGCTGAAATGGAGGCAGAATTTGATGAGTGAAAAGGAACAACCTTTGAAAAATAGAAGTGATAATACGCTTTTTAATACCTTATACAAAATAAATGTGAAAGATGTTACTGAAAAACGAAATAACCTCACTTATCTTTCGTGGGCATGGGCTTGGGCAGAAGTTAGCAAAGTGTGTGAGGCAGTAGATTATGAAATCTATCATGATCCAGAAACATATCTGCCGTATGTCTTTGATAAGAAAACAGGCTATATGGTTTTTACCAGTATCACAGTCAACGGAGTAAAGCGTGACATGTGGTTACCAGTCATGGATGGTGCAAACAAGGCAATGAAAGATGAGCCATATACCTACGAAGTCAATGATTATCAGTGGAATAACGAAACGAAGAAAAAAGAGATTGTTGGAAAAATCGAAAAGCGAGTTGAAGCAGCAACTATGTTTGATATCAACAAAACGATCATGCGCTGTCTTGTAAAAAATCTAGCAATGTTTGGGCTAGGGCTATATATATTTGCTGGCGAAGATATGCCAGAAGATGTCTCGATGCTTGAACCAGCTACTCAAAGAAGCAAAAAGCTATTCTTGGATGCTTTACAACTGGTTGCTAACAAGTACGAAAAATCAATTGATGAAGCAATTGTTGCATTGACTGATGCGGCTTCTATAACCGCTGATGACAGTAAATGGACCAAGAGAGACTTGGGCATTCTAAAACGAGGCGTTAACTGGATTGAAGATCAGTACAGAGAAGAAACAAAAGAGAAGTGATATGAGTGTTTAAACCATTGATCGATTCATATTCAGCGGTTCTGAAAAAGTTCAAAGGAAAAGACATAGGTGCAACGATCAATGAAGAAGTGAACATTGATCGACTAAAGACGATGTATGACGGATATGATGGCGATCGGATTATTGAAGTTCGATTTATTGATCCACGTCGATTTACTGTGCAGCAACGAAACTTCATCTATGCGCTGATAGGCGATATTTTCATCGATACAGGCATGCCAACGGACTTCTGGAAGGAATTCTTTTACTTCCGTTTTGAAGGCGTCACAGGGCGCAAAATAAGCCTCAAAGACGAATCGAATACAACTGTGAGTGATGCTAATGTCTTAGCAAATATCATCTTAGATTTCATCTTTGAACATCATATTCCTTTCAAAGAAGGCTATGAGATTTTACCAGCGAATCAAGAATATTACTTCTACAAATGCATCACAAAAAGAGTCTGCTGCATCTGTGGCAAAACAGGAGCTGACATCGATCACTTTGACAAAGCGCTAGGAAGACGAAAGCGCAAAGAAGTTGATCATTCAGAGTACACATTTGCAGCACTCTGCAGGATTCATCACACGGAGAAACACAATATAGGTGTGATCAATTTCAAAAATAAATATCAAATCAAAGGGATCAAGTTAAACCAGGAAACAATTAAGAAACTTAGAATAGGAGGGTAAAAAATATTGTCTGACAACAAACGCTACTACTATTTAAAACTAAAAGAGAATTTTTTCGATAGTGACGAGATGGTTCTCTTAGAAAGTATGCCAGATGGCTATATTTATTCTAATATTCTTCTCAAACTTTATTTAAGAAGTCTAAAACACGAAGGTAAGTTGATGTTTAATGACAGGATTCCATTTAACTCTACAATGCTCGCAACTATTACAAGACATTCTGTAGGAGTCGTAGAAAAAGCGGTACAAATTTTCCGTGATTTGCAGCTTATTGACGTATTAGATAACGGAGCAATTTATATGTCTGATATACAAAGTTTCATTGGAAAATCCTCAACTGAAGCAGATAGAAAAAGAGAATACAGAAAGAAAATAGAAGAGGCAAAACGGAATTTAATAACTGGAGGACAAGTGTCGGACAAATGTCCAGACAAAACTACACCAGAGTTAGAGATAGAGATAGAGAAAGATATAGATATAGATAAAGAAGAAAAGAAAGGTAAGTATTCCTGTCTCTTATACACATCTGACGCTGCC